GAAAGAATAAGTTGATAACTTTTCAAAGCGGGGCAGACTGTTTTGATTTTATTGTAAATTTCTTGGACTCTAGCCTCGGTCGTACCTTTTGCGAGTTTTATGAAGAAATAGGGCTGAAATGAAGTCGAAACACACACCGATTTACCATCTTCTGATCGACCAAATATGTTGATAATGTGATCTGTGTCCTCAAAGTCACTCGCTTCCCACGTTAATGCAGCAAAGACAACCATCTTCTCTTTACTATGTAGCGTCCAAAACTTTTAATATATTTCTATAGTAATATAAATGTCAGGGGCACTCACTGAACTTGTTGCAAAAGGTGCTCAGGATGCTTACCTCACCGGTAATCCCGAAGTTTCCTTTTTCCATCAGGCGTACAAGCGACACACAAACTTTGCACAGAAACCAGTTCAAGTTGATTATACAGGTACAGCTGGGAATAATCAACAAATTAACTTGAAGTTGCTCAACAAGGGTGACCTTCTTGGATACATCTGGATGGATATGACGAATGCCGGAAGTACTGTAGTAAGTCAATTGAATACAACAATTTTTGAGTTGTACATTGGTGGTCAACTCATTGATCGTCAAGATGGTTTCTATATGACTAATCTTTGGCAAAAGTTTTTAGTTGATTCAAGTGCCAAGGGATTTGCTACAAATCCCATCCCAGATGATAGTGATGTTCAAGGTGATTATGCAAACGCGAAATGGCTTCCACTTCACTTCTTTTTCTGTGATTCAATGTGTTACCTTCCACTTGTTGCACTCCAGTACCATGAGGTCGAAGTCCGTATAACTTTTGGTTCGGCTGGTATTACATTTAGTAGTCCACCAACTTTTTACGCCAATTACATTGTTCTTGATACAACCGAACGCGAGGCTATTGTTAAAAAAGAACATAATCTTCTGATTGAACAGGTCCAAAGGATTGTAGCCAATTCACCTGGTACTACCAACGGTGCTAACAAGTTTGATTTGAGTTACTTGAATCATCCAGTCAAGTGTCTCTTATGGGGTGATTCGAATCAGGGTACTCTGTTTTCTTCCAATACTGTTCAGTTGTATCTTAATGGGACTGAAGTCTTCGGTTCACCAATGCCTGATGTATTTTTTACTCAGGTCCAGGGGTACTATCACTCTGAGTTTGCATCCGAGTTGCTCAAGGGCTATAACAATCTAAACGGTGGAAATGACTTGAAGATGTACTCATTTGCACTCAAGGCGAATAAGCATCAACCATGCGGTGCCTGTAACTTTAGTAGGTTAGACAACGCATCTCTTACGTTTAACCAGCTTAATGCACCAACAGACTTTTACTTGTATGCTGTCAACTTTAATATTTTCCGAATCAAGAGTGGTCTCGGAGGTCTTGCATTCAGTAGTTAAATATTTGTTATTACTAATGGATGCACAGTTGGCTCTTTTATTAACTTTTTTATTCATGGGTCTCGCGGCTGGACTTTTATTTCGGTACGTTTGGAACCCATTTGCAGATCCACAGTGTAAAAGCGACAGTCGAGTCAAAACGTGGACCAAGGATTGCAAAGCTGCGACATGCGCCGATCCATTGGCAAAAACCAGCGACAACTGCAGGAGTTATCATCGTTGTGATCAACAATTTGGACCCGATTACACAACGTATAACCCTATGAATCCAAGAGATGAATGGATCAAAACATTTACAAAGGAACAATGTTTAAATCCTTGTAAAAAAGAAGATACATCTTGCTTGTACCCAAGTGGATCATATTGTTGGGACGATGATTTCGAAAGGTGTTTTAATGTGCGTTAAACACGGGTAGTATACTCGACGTAGTCACTGGTGTGGGAGCCGGAGGTGGGGGTGGGACAACTGGCGCGGGAGCAGGAGCCTCAATGTCTGGAGGAGGATGCTGCTGCTTCTTTTCTTCTTCGCCTTCAACCATGACACCTTCATCCACATAGGTTCCATCTCGAATCTTTTTAATGTCAACCATCAACTTTTTAAGAATTGAATTGTTTGTCGTCTCAAAAATTTTAATCAACGATGCTAAAGCATTCACTCCGGCTCCGACCCACACGAGTGCTTTAATATCGTAGCCTGCTGCAATTGTGGTCAAAAGAATACCAGATGTCTGAACCACGTGGAAAATATAAATAAGAACCGTGTTACTAAAGTTGAGGCACTGTCTCTTTGAAAGAAACCGTTTGAGATCTGCGAGCTGATTCGCGTCAAATATGTTGCTTATTTCAAGGGCAATCTCCTGTTTGGTCGTCATTACTAATAACCTATTTTAAAAAACATGAACACATTTTTTTAATATTCGGTGTCAAAAGTACTAGTTTAACTGACATGTCAAAAAGTTTCTGGAAATTCTTCTTCTCATCTTCATTGTCCGGGAACAATTTGTAATGATCCATTATATATTCAAACATTTCAGTGAGAGATTTTTCAAACTCTGGTGTTGACATCTTCTTTGATGATGATAACTCAGTTATGAGTAGTACTATCATAGGTATATCATTCTGATCAATCTTTCCATCCTTCATGATCTCCTTGACTGCTGTATCAATTTTCTTGAGAAAGGTAACGTCCATTTTTATTATTTAGTAATATAAAAATATAAATGTATATTTAATAAATGCAGATATTTGTGAAAACTCTTACAGGCAAGACTATCACTCTCGAAGTTGAATCAAATGATACTGTTGAAAATATAAAGGCGAAGATTCAAGACAAGGAAGGAATTCCACCTGATCAGCAGCGTCTCATATTTGCGGGAAAACAGCTAGAGGACAACAGGACTCTTTCCGATTACAATATTCAAAAAGAATCAACACTTCATCTTGTCCTCAGGCTCCGTGGTGGTCCAAAATAATTATAGTGACATTATATAAATGAAAGTTCTATTTATTGTCGCATTGTTACTTTTTGTGTTTTTTGTCTTCCGTACATCAGGGATGGAGGCTCCTAAACAGGCTCACTGGGACAAGCACTACGACCATGTTGTCCCGCGTGAATACCCAGTGTACCTCGACGCCCAGACCCCGTACTACAATGAACAGATAATGTATGGTGAGTGGCCTCAAGAAATATCTTCTTCGTTGTAATTAATGAATATCATCAACGTACTTGTTATAGGACTGCTCCTCATCCTCGTTTTTCTCGCACTTCGTCCAAGACGTCCAATGAAACGCGTTACATTTGTTGAGAGTGAACCAGATTACTGGGGTCTCCGAACTGGTTGGCCCGTGACGTGGAACTTTGACTGGGGCGGCGGTCCAGGCTATGATCGCCGCGAAATTCTCACCCGTCGAGGACCGTACAACCCAGGAGGGCGCCTCCGCGACCCGCGCGATTACCGCCGGTGAATCATTTGTACTCGATGTCAACCCCAAACTTTTTATTCATGTACCTAATAGCTTCTTTGAGATTTGGCTTTGACCAAAGCAACCAGCGCGACCAAAATCCAGCGGTGTTCATACCGCCACGACTCCAATTTTCTCGGGAACGATGCCTGATAAGATAAAGACGCATTCTATTTGGGTCTTTATGTTGTGTAAAATCTTGATACCCTTGAGCACCAAAATTGACTGAACGACCATTTTCTAAGACGACGCGAAACTTCTTTTCAGAATGGGGGCTTTTTGTTAACAATATCTTCATTTACAATTACGCTAGATGTTTTCTACAAACCGCCTTGTATATATCAGAGGCGCCTACTAACTCCTGGAGTGTGTTCCCCACCGTCCGCTTCGTAAAAGGTCCCAGAGTTCCATCCAGACACTCCATGCACAGCGCCTTGAGCTTGGTCACGTCATCCGCGAGTGGTATCAGAGATAAAATCTCTCCAAACACCTGTTGCCGAAAGTCTCCATCCAGTCCTGCGAGTATCACGTGCTTCTTGTCCTTCATCGCCTGTTCTACAAAAAACCTGAGACTCCCAAAAAACTGAGCTTCGTCCACTGCAATCACCTTGGCATTCTGGTATCCCAGAGTGGCTGCAACTTCGAGAAGATCATTTGTTTTGAGACACTCAAACGTCTCCTTATCATGCGTCTCTACTACATTGTCAGAATTCCTAGTATCTTTTTTTGAATTTATTACAAGTACTCGATCACCAATAACCTGGTGTCGTTTTAGTCTCCGAATCAACTCGGATGACTTTCCCGAAAACATGCCGCCAATAATAATTTCAAGTCTCCCGCACATTTTAATCACTGGTACTCGAACGTTTAACTATTAATTTGATACCGTCCCCGTTCGGCTCTTTGCTCTGGATACCCGTAAAGTATGGGTTGTGCGGGTACACAGAGAGAATCTCAAAGTAAAACTTCATGACATCGGGCTCGGGACCAATCATTTCATAGATGATAGTTCTTGGATACTCCTCCCAAGAGGTTACAGTGATATTCTTGTGAACCTCTGGGTTATATTCACTTGGAGGGTATCGCCTATTCGGGTGAGGACCCTTTGGGAGCGGTGGGTCAAACGAATCGATACGTTTTTTGAGCATCCGAAGAGCCTTGGGGAGACGATGCTCCTTGCCCCAGACTTCTATGACACCGCGCTTGAAGTCGTACCACAAATAATCACACTTGGAGAGCTCAGTCATGTGCTTGAGATGACATCCCTCTTTGCCGATGAAAACTTCGGGCTTGATGTACTTGGGGAGGTCAATCTGAGTGTAGAATGCGTTGGGAGGATCGTACTCGGGCATTTTGATTCTTCTTTTACTAATAGTTTCTTTTTTTCCTAAGTACCTTTTGGTCATGTTTTTTTTGCTTGCATATGGTATGGCTGATGATCAGCAAGGCAAGAAGAAAAAGACACCGCGTGTTTGGCACGATCAACACGAGAAGATTTTGAAAGATTGGGGCGAGTCTTGTTCGTGTTATCGTCTCATGCATTTCAAATCGTATCAGATAAATAAAGTCTGGAGTATGGGGTTCACACTTCCCGTCATTATAATAAGCACAATTACCGGAACAGCCAACTTTGCTCAGAGCACATTTCCAAACTCTTGGGCTGCGTACGTTCCATCTGTCATTGGCGCCTTCAACTTGTTTGCCGCTATAATGACAACTGTGGCTCAATTTCTCAAGGTGACCGAGTTGATGGAGAGTCACAGAGTCACGAGTATTCAATATGGAAAGTTGGCGCGTAAAATTCGTCTCGAATTAGCACTTCCTAGATTGGATAGATCACAACATGGGGAAAATATGGTGGAAATTTGTAGAGCCGAGTATGATAGACTCATCGAACAGTCTCCACCCGTTACAAAAGAAGTCATCTTAAAGTTTGAAAAACAGTACCCACTCACAAGCAACGTCTTTTGTAAACCAGAGATGACAAATGTGAAACCTATTGACTTGTATGATAACGAAAAGGAGGAGGAACGTATAAGGAAAAAGGCGGAACAGTTGCGTCGTGAAGCGGCTGAATCAAATCAGAGACTTGCGAGGTACCAACCGACGAGACAGGCTGTTATATCAGAATTGAGTGAACTTGGGAGACAAAATCTCGTGTCAAATAGAGGTCTCATAGTACATTCTCATCCAGCC